TCCAGTCAGATCAAGTTACTGATCAGGGAAATGTACCATCAGATGAATTAGGATGTGTTGAAATTGAATCTGGAAAAGCATATGTTAAAGGATATAGAGTTGATAAAAAAGGAACAACTATTGTAGATTTTGATAAACCAAGAGATATTGAAACAATAAAGACTGCAAAAGTTCCTTTTGAAATGGGATCTTTAATTAGAGTTAATAATGTATTTGGTACTCCATTTGTTGGACTTAATAATAATTCAAATACTGTTGGACTATATGATGTAAGAAAGTCTTTACCAACATCATTTGAACCACCATCAGGGACTCAAATTGGAATTGCTAGGGTATATTCATTAGGATTAAGAAATACGCCTTACAGTGCCACTGAGGGTGGTGCTAGTGAATGGAATTTATATCTTTATGATATACAAACATATACTAAACTAACATTAAATCTTGCATTAGCTGCCCATGATTGTCCAGTTAGTACATTTGTTCGGGGTGTAAGTAGTGGTGCTAGTGGATATGTAAAAGAGGTTGCAGGAGCTGTTGTTACTATATCTCAGACTTCTGGAACATTTATTACTGGAGAAAAGATTTTAATTAATGAAACTGACGAACATTCTAGATCAATATCTAGTTTTGTAACTTATGGTATTGATGATATAAAATCTGTATATCAAAATAGTAGTGCTTTTGCTGGATTAGGTGTTAATTTTACTGCAGATACTGTATTAAGAGAATCTCCATTTAATAATTTATCAATTACTGTAACACCAGGTGGTATTGCTGGTGCTGGTTATAGTACGGGATCATTAGCAATTAAGGGTAATCAATTTGATGCATCTAGCGGTGTTAAAGTAGGATCTATAATTAAATATCAAGCAAAAGATTATACTAATACTAGTACTGATAATATTTTTAATAAAGTTACTGTCATATCTTCCGATTTAAGAACATTAACACTCGAAGGTGTTAGTAGAGTTGCTGGTGTTTGTACTGGATTTGTTGGTGTACTTACAGATTCACAAGCTGGTTTTAGTCTTATGAAACCAGAGATAGTAAATGATCAAAGTGCTGGTCTTTATACTCCTGTTGGACCTTTTAATCTTGCAGAGTTAAATCTTTCAGATTCTGAATTAGTTGTTAATGAACAAATAGTACAACAAAGCACAGATGGTCAGGGTAAATTAACTGCTCAAACTGGATTATCAAGTGCATTCTTTACTTCATTTGATACGCAAAGATATTCTGTTTTCTATAATAATGGAACTGTTGAACCTTTAACAAAAGATCAGTTTACAAGATCTGATGATGCATCTCGAGTTATTATTGAAGGATTAACTGCTAGTCAAAACAATAATGTTACGATTAATGCTACAACAGAAAAACAAGTAGTTAAAGAAAAAATTAAAGAATATACTAGAAGTAATCAACTTATTGTTAACAAGACTAATGCTGGTGTATCAACTACTACAAGTGGATTATCTACTAGTAGATATTATGGATTGAGAGTAGAAGATAGAGAAATTTCATTAAATGTTCCTGACGTATGTAATATAGTAACTATAGTAGAATCAAAAGATGAAACAGATCCAACATTAGATAAATTGACATTTATTTCTGGATTGTCATTAGATACAAATGTAGTTGTTGGTGAAAAAATTAAAGGTTCTGAAACTGGATCTGTTGCTCAGGTTGTAAGTATATTATCTTCCACTGAAATAACAATTGGATATTTAAATACCGATAGGTTTAGTTTAGGTGAATTAATTACATTTGAAGAATCTAATATCATTACCACATTACAAGGAATATCTCTTGGAAATGGTTTAAATATTACTCAAACTTACTCTTTAGATAAGGGTCAAAGAGAACAATATTATGATTATTCTAGACTAGTTAGAAGAGGAAATCTTCCAGCACCTTCTAGGAAGATATTAGTAGTTTATAATTCATATAAAGTACCATCAAGTGATGAGGGTGATGTATTTACAATAAATTCTTATAATAAAGATAGATATTCTAATGATATACCAATACTATCTAATGGTATTAGAGCAACAGATACTTTAGATTTTAGACCAAGAGTATCTGAATTTACTAGTACTGACAAATCACCATTTGCGTTTACAAGTAGAGATTTTAGTGGTAATGGTGCTACTTCAACTTTGGTAGTATCATCCGAAGCTGATTCTGAAGTTGGATATAGTTATTATTTGTCAAGAATTGATAAATTAATTCTTACTCCAGAAGAAGATCTTGATGGTAATGTAGGTAAATTATCATTAATACAAGGTGTTTCTTCATTAGACCCTAAAGAACCTGTATTAATTGATGATGCAATGCACATTGCATCAATTCATCTTCCTGCATATTTGTACCATGCATCAGATGCAAAAGTAACTCTTGTTGATAATAAGAGATATACAATGAGAGATATTGGAAAATTGGATGATAGAGTGTCTAATTTAGAAACTATAACAAGTTTATCTTTACTTGAATTAGATACAAAATCTTTACAGGTTAGAGATGCATCTGGAAATGATAGATTTAAAACTGGATTCTTTGTAGATGATTTTAAAGATGCTAGTAGAATGGATGTAAATGATCCAGATCATAAAGTTGATGTTGATGGTTTAAAACAAGAAATGCTTGTTCCATTAGATAGGTATGCATTCCAACCAGAATTAGGTGTTGCAGAAACAGAAGATGTTACTACTTGTGATTTTTCTCAGAATTTGCCATTATTAGATGAAAATTTACAAAAAACAGGAGATTTAATAACCTTAAAATATTCTGAAATAGAATCAGATATTAAAAATGTATTTGCAAGTGATATGGAGAATGTAAATCCATTTACAGTTGTTAAATATGAATGTGATATTAAATTAGATCCACAATCTGATAATTGGACTAGAACTGAAATAATTGATGGTGGAACTAGAACTATAATAGGAGATACTGCAGGAGTATTTGATGAAGATATAATAACTGGAACAAGATTAGATACTCACATGAGATCTAGGAATGTTAGTTTTGCTGCTGTTGGATTGAAACCTAAAACAAGATACTATCCATTCTTTGATGGTAGAAGTGGAATAGATGTTATTCCAAAGTTAATAGAAATAGAGATGATTTCTGGGTCATTTGAGATTGGAGAAACTATTAGAGGTTATGATTGGGGTGATGTTGGAACTCCAACCTTTACATTTAGATCTGCACAACCAAATCATAAAAAAGGTGCTTATAATTCACCTAGTATAGTGTTTCTAGAGAATCCATATGATCCAACAGTTAATGTATCAGCATCATATACTGAGTCTTCCTCAGTATTAAATGTAGATCTTGCATCATTATCCAAAGAGGCACAAGGAGATTATTATGGAAGAATGACTGTTGGTATGAGATTTATTGGTGAATCTAGTGGAGCAATTGCAGTACATTCATATAGTATAGCACAAGGTAATCCAATTAGATTAATTTCAGATTCTTATGGTGCTTTATATGGATCATTCTTTATTAGAGATCCATTAACTACTCCACCACCATCAATAAGATTTAATAACGGTACAAAAACATTTAGGATTACTTCTTCTAGCACCAACGAAAGTACAGCAGATGGTGATGTTGATAATACATCAGCTAGTGTGACTCATGGAGAAGCAGAATATCGTACGAATGGAATTGTAACAACAATTAGTAGAACTTCGGTTACTGTTAGACTTCCAGATCCAGCACCACAACATGATGATCCATTAGCACAATCATTTACTACTGACGAAAATGGAATGTTCTTATCTTCTGTGGATTTATATTTTGCAGAAAAAGATGATTTCCAACCAATAAGCGTTGAGATAGTAACTGTTGAACTTGGAACTCCAACAAATCAAGTACTTCAAGGTTTTGCTCAGATTCAATTGGATCCACAAGAATTAGATTCTACTGGAACTTCTATCATTAAAACTTCTACTGATGCTTCCATAGCAACTAATGTTAAATTCCCATCACCTGTTTATTTGGAACCAAAAACCGAATATGCACTAAGACTTAGAGCAGGATCCACTAATGCATATAAGGTTTGGATTGCTAGAATGAGTGAGACTACCATTGAGACAAAAAATCTTGATGCAGCAAGTCAGTCTATAGTTGGAACACAGTATATTGGTGGAAGTTTATTTAAATCTCAAAATGGAACAATTTGGACACCAAGCCAATTTGAAGATCTTAAATTTACTCTATATCAATGTTCGTTTGTTAATTCGGGAACATTGACATTATATAATCCATCATTGAAATCTAATAATTTTAATACATTTAAAACAGTAGATAATGCCATAGAGTTATTCCCAAGAAAATTAAAGGTTGGAATTACAACTGCAAATTCAGTAGATCTTCTTGCTGATTTAGTACCTGGTGTAAAAATATCTTCTGCTTTAAGTGGATCTCCGACAGTTTCCATAGGTGCTACTGGATTCCTTGAGCAATCTGGTGGTCCATTGTTAGTGAACACAGCTGGAAGAGAAATTACTAGTGGTGGTTCTGGATATTCCTTTACTGGTACCCCAACTGTTGATTTGGTATCAATTACTGGTAATGGATCAGGTGCTACTGCTGTTCTAGGTATTTCTGGTGGTGTTATTAATGCAGTTTCTATTGCAAATACTGGTACTGGATATGTAATTGGTGATGTTGTTGGTGTTAAAACATCTAGTTTACCCACAGGTAAGAAGACAGGTGAAGGTGCCAAGATTACTGTATCTGATATTTACGGTATTGATACTTTATACTTATCAGATGTTCAAGGAGAAAGTTATGGAACTGGTAATGTTTTAGTGTATACTAAGGCTAATGGCACTACTGTTACTCCTGTAGTAGGAACTGCACACACTACAATACAGAGTTCTTCTGTTCTTGGAGAATTGTATCAAGGTAATGTGATGAAAGTTGAACAGTACAACCACGGAATGACTGCTGATAATAATATAGTTGTATTAGATAATATTCAACCAGATACAATTCCTGTTGCTTTAAATACAGATCTTGGTTCTACTTCAACTACCATATCTGTGGCAAATACATCAACATTTAGTACATTTGAAGGTATTTCTACAAGCACTGGTTATGTGAAGATTGGTAGTGAAATAATATTCTATGATGGTATTGGTGCAGGAACACTTAGTGTTGGTCAAAGAGGTTTTGGTGAGTCTCCACAAGATTCTCATCTTAGTGGATCTTCTGTTTATAAGTATGAATTTAATGGGGTTTCTTTAACAGGAATTAATACTGAACATAACATGGCAGATAATTCTGCAGCATTGAATGCACTTAAAACAATAGATACTTATTACTTAACTGCTGCAAGAGGAGCAGGAAGAGCAAATCTCCAAAATAGATCCACTGGACAAAATCAATTGAGTTTTACTAAAACTTCTTTTGGTGGAGGAGATGAGATAGTAAGTACACAAAATTTCCAGTATGATGCATTTATTCCTTCATTTAATGTTATGACTCCTAATAGTACATCTACTATTAATGCACAATTAAGATCAGTATCTGGAACTAGTGATGGTGGAACAGAATCATCCTTTATAGATCAAGGATATGAAAGTGTTGAATTTAATCAAATTAATAAATTATCTTCTCCACGTCTTCTTTGTTCTAGAGTTGATGAAATATCTAGATTGTCTAATTTGCCTAGAAATAAATCAGTTACTTTATCTGTTAATTTTAATACTAATGATTCCAATATATCTCCAGTATTAGATCTTGATAATGGAGCATTTAGATTGTGGAGAAATAGATTAAATAATCCAGTAGCAGATTATGCTAGTGATTCTAGGTCAAATGCATTAACTGGTGATCCACATGCAGCATGTTATATTTCACAAAAGGTGAATTTAGCACAAGAATCAAACTCTTTAAAAGTTTTAGTTGGGGCATATAGACATGCTTCTGCTGATTTTAGAGTTTTATATAGATTATTTAAGGCAGATTCATCAGAAGTTGAGGAATCTTATAAATTATTCCCTGGATATGATAATCTTGATGATCAAGGTATTGTAAAGAATGTCATTAATCCTGATTTAAATAGTGGTAGACCTGATGTTTTTGTTCCAGCTAGTGTTGAAAATGAATTTAGAGATTATGAATTTACTGTTAATGATGAGGATAATTTTACTGGATTCCAGATTAAAATTGTTATTAGTGGAACAAACGAAGCAAAACCACCAAGATTTAAAGATCTTAGAGCAATTGCTTTAGCAAAATGATACAAGTTGAAGGTCATAAGCATCTTTATAGGGATGAAAAATCTGGTGCAATCATAAATCGTGATACGCAAGGATATTCTCAATATGTCGCTATAAGGAGTAAAAAACAAACTGATGAAGAAGAGTTGAAAAGATTACGTTCTGATATTGACGAAATAAAATCTCTTTTATATGAAGTGTTAAATAAAAGATTATAAATATTTAAAAGTATATTGATTAATAATGGCAGTATATGTATCCAATATTGTAATTGAGCAAGGATTTGACTTTGACACATCCTTTCAATTAGAGGATACTCGTTCTAATTCATTTTTGAGTTTGGCAGGTGCAGCTACAACAGCTATGCTTAGGAAGCATTCGTCAAGTGTAAACAAGGTTTCATTTGCAACTTCTGTCACAGACCCTGATGCCGGGATTATATCTATAAATTTAGTAGCTTCTACTACTGTGAATATAAAACCCGGAAGATATGTTTATGATGTAAAAATAATAACTCAAGATGGTAGTGAATATAAAGCCATAGAGGGTTCAGCACTAGTAAGAGGTGGAGTTACAAGGTAATGCCAAATATTAACGATAGAATTGGTTCACAGAATGTAATTAGAGTCTTATCTAATGCATCAGCACCTCCAACAAGATTAATTAATTTACTTGACGTTGATTCTTCTAGATCATCAGAAAATGGATTAGTTCTTGTATGGGATCATCCAACATCAAAGTTTATATTATCAGATTTAATTCATTCTACTGCCCTTAAGGTTTCGGGAATATCTACATTTTCAAATGTTACAAATTCTACAGGTATATCAAACGGTTCAGTAACAATTGCTGGTGGATTAGGAGTTGCTAAGGATATAAATTTTGGTGGAAGATCTGTTTTTGCAGGAATATCAACATTTAACGGAGATCTTGTTGATATTAATAGTCAAGTAGATATTTTAAAAAGTCTAGTAGTACAATCAAATCTTAACGTAAGTGGTATTACTACTTTATCTGGTTCAGGTGGTATTACTACAACTGGTGGAGATTTATATGTTGGTGGAGATTTATATGTTAGTGATGATGTTGTATATGATGAAATTAATGGTAGAAATCTTAATGTAACTGGTATCGGTACAATTGCCCAATTAGATATTGGTGGGAACGTTAATGTTTCTGGTATGATGACTGTTGGGTCATCTAGTATAACATTTGACGGTGATAATGATATTATAAATGTTGGTACAGGGATAACTATTAGTTCAGGAGAAGGGTTTTCTGCTACTGCTGGATTATCAATTGCAGGTATTGCTACAATAACTGGTGGACTTAACGCAACTTTACTTACTGCTGCTCAATCTAACATCACATCACTTGGAACTTTAACTGTACTTGATGTAAATGGTAATTTGAATCTTACTGGTGCAAGTTATAATGCCAGTTGGATTAAATCATCAGGTTTCTTTAGATTGAATGATAATGCTAAGGCTACATTTGGAACTTCGGATGATTTGCAAATATATCATGATGGCAGTTCCAGTTTTATAAAGGATGCTGGTACTGGCGATCTTAGAATTCAAGGTGCTGCTGATGTTGTAATTGAAGATACATCTGGTGCAAATAGTGCCGTATTTAATACTGATGGAAGTGTAGAGTTATATTGGAGAGGTAGTGGTGCTGGTAAGAAACTTGAAACTACTCAAACAGGTGCAGTAGTAACAGGTATTTTAACTGCTACTCAATTAAGTGGAATCATTGATGGAGGTTCGTTCTAATGGCAAAACCAACAACTAGACAAGAGTTAGTAGATTATTGTTTGAGAAAATTAGGTGCACCAGTATTAGAAATTAATGTTGATGACGATCAATTAGATGATTTAGTAGATGATGCTATTCAATTATTTAATGAACGTCATTTTGATGGTGTTGAGAGAATGTATCTTAAATATAAATTAACTCAAGATGATATTGATAGGGGAAAGGCAAATAATAAAGCTGGTAGTTCAAATACCGTTGGTATTGTAACTACTACTGCAACTTCTACTGATATACCTGGTTTTGGTGGTCTTATTTCTAATTGGTATGAAACTTCTAATTTTATTCAAGTTCCAGATTCTGTAATTGGTGTAGAAAGAATATTTAAATTTGATACTAGTGCTATTTCTAATGGTATGTTTAGTGTTAAATATCAACTATTTCTAAATGATGTTGCATTTAATCTTGGATATAATGGTCTTTTAAGTTATTCAATGACAAAATCATATCTAGAAGATATTGATATGATGTTAACTACAGATAAGCAAATTAGATATAATAAAAGACAAGATAGGTTATACTTAGATATTGATTGGGGAAGTGAAACTACTGATACTTTTATAATTTTAGATTGTTATAGGGCGTTAGATCCAAATACCTTTACTGGTGTTTATAATGATACATTCTTGAAAAAATATCTTACTGCTTTAGTTAAGAGACAATGGGGACAAAATTTAATTAAATTTCAAGGAGTAAAACTTCCTGGTGGGATTGAATTAAATGGAAGGCAAATATATGATGATGCAGAAAGAGATCTTGAAGCAATTCAATCAAAAATGTCTCTTGAATATGAGTTACCACCTCTTGATCTTATAGGTTGATAAAATATGGCATTAAATTCTTATTTTTTACAAGGATCCAAAGGTGAGCAATTTTTAGTTCAAGATCTTATTAATGAACAGTTGCAAATGTTCGGTATAGAGGTTTATTATCTTCCCAGAAAAGTATTTAAGACTGATAATATTATTAAAGAAGTACAATCATCTAAGTTTGATGATTCATTTATTATTGAAGCATATTTAAATAATTATGAAGGATATAACCCAAATAGTGATGTTTTAAGTAAATTTGGTTTAAGATTAACAAATGAGGTTAGTCTTACAATATCCAAAGAAAGATATGAAGAATTTATAGCACCATTTTTGGAAGGTATGAGTGCTGGTATCAGAGAAGGTAGTATTAGCGAATATACGTTTGAAGATTTAATTACAAGACCAAAAGAAGGTGATTTAATATATTTTCCACTTGGTGAAAGATTATTTGAAATTAAAAGAGTAGAATCTGAGAAACCATTTTATCAATTAGGTAAAAATTATACCTATGAATTAAGTTGTGAACTTTATGAATATGAGAATGAACTTGTGGATACTACTATTGAGGAAGTTGATAATACAGTGGAGGATGAAGGATATATAACACAATTAAATTTAGTTGGTACTGGAATAACTGCAACTGGTGTAGCTCAAAGAGGAACCACAGGAATGCTTGGTTTCATTGATATTGTAAATGATGGTTCTGGATATGTTTCTGCACCAACAGTCATAATATCATCTCCACCATCAGTGTCTGGTGTTCAAGCTAGGGCAGTAGCAATAACCACATCAATTGGTGGTATTAATTCTCTTAAAGAGATAGTAATAACTGATCCAGGAACTTTATATGATCCAGATAATCCACCATTAATTATTCTTGAAGGTGGAGGAGGTGCAGGTGCTGCTGTTACGTTTGGAATAGTTAATACAGGTATTACTTCTGTAACTATAACTGAAGGTGGAAGAGGATATGCCTTTACGCCAACAGTTGAATTTGCTGGAGTTACCACAGGAACTTCTGCAAGTGCAACTGCAATTATGAGTGGAGGTAAGATTGTGGATATTAGATTTAATAATACTGGATCTGGATATACTTCTGCAACAAGTGCAGTATCAATAACTGGAATAAGCACTACTGGAATAGGCACTTTCATATATAATGAAATAGTTACAGGTCAGACTTCGGGAGTAACTGCTAGGGTTAAGGACTTTAAGAGAAGAGTTGATATTAATCCAACTTATCCACCAATTGAGTTAAGAGTTTCATTGAATAGTGGTTCATTCTATGCTGGAGAAGCAGTTATTGGTGGAATATCATCAGCTACATATATTGTAGATTCTTACAGTACAGATAGTTTTGATGATCCTTATGATGCTAATAAGGATATTGAAACCGAAGGTAAAGGATTATTAGATTTTAGTGAAAGGAATCCATTTGGAGAATATTAATGTTAGGTACTTATTATTATCACGAAATTATTCGTAAAACCATTATTGGTTTTGGTACATTGTTTAATAATATCTTTATTAAACATGAAGGTATTGATGACAGTACCTTAGATGAAACCAAAGTTGGTCTTGCTTATGGACCACAGCAGAAGTTCTTTTCAAAAATTAGAGAACAAGCTAATTTAACAAAAGCAGTTGCTATAACTCTTCCAAGAATGTCATTTGAGATGACTTCTGTTCAATATGATCCAACTAGAAAATCAGGAATAACACAAACATTTAAGGCATCTGACACATCTGACGGTAATAAATTAAAAAAAGTTTTTATGCCTGTTCCATATAATATTGGATTTGAGTTAAGTATATTTTCAAAATTGAATGATGATGCACTTCAAATTCTTGAACAGATATTACCATATTTTCAACCATCATTTAATATTTCAATTAATTTAGTAAGTTCTATTGGAGAAAAGAGAGATATTCCAATAGTATTAGATAATATTTCATTTAGGGATGAATATGAAGGTGATTTTAGTACAAGAGCTGCTCTAATATACACATTACAATTTACTGCAAAAGCATATCTATTTGGTCCTGTTGCTAAAACTAGTGATGGTCTTATTAAAAAGGTTCAGGTTGATTATTCTACTGATACTCTTCCATCTGCAAGAAGACAAATGCGTTATGTTGCTACACCTAAGGCATTAAAGAATTATGATGGAGATACTGCTACAACCTTAACAGAAGATCTTACAACAACCGAAACTAGAATTTCTGTAAATAATTCTACGACATTAACTGTTAATAGTATT